TTATAATTACGAAGGACACCAATACCAAAGTTTATTGAATCCTTTCCTTTCACTACTGGTCTTATATTAAATCCAGCTCTATTTAATTCTTCAATCATTCTTGGTTCTGAGGAATCAGCCCATATCTCCTCTCTACCATTAACAAGCCCTTTTAAGAATTCTATTATATCACTTGTTACCATTCCTCTTTCATATAGATGTTCTAAGATGTATATCTCATTACCATTCATACGCCAAAGTGAAACAAGGCCACAGGGATCCTGGCTATATCCGAAATCCAAACCATACGAAATGAACTCCGCATCATCCGGTAACCATTCTACTATTTCAAAATCATAGATTGCTTTCTCATTCGTTGTGTACTCACCCAATGCATAGACTTGATATGCTTTAGGATTTGTATTCTTTAAATCCTCTAACGCTTTAATCACACTCTTTTCTAAGAATGGATTGTTTTTATAATTGGTGAAGTATCTCGTACAATCTTGCATTTCTCTTAACCAATGCCAGGGTGATATAGTCGGGTTGTATGATAGGATAATCTTGCCAGTAGTTCTTATAGATAATTCCAAATAAGCAGAACTATCTAATTCCGATGCTTCTTCTATCCATAAAATAGAACTCTTAATCCCTCTTAATTTCTGTGGGTCATCTGTTGAAATGAATTGTATTTCAGAACCCGTATAAAAAGAATATACACGGTCTGTGGCATTCCAATCGTTTTCAAACCATAAACCCAAACCTTCCATTACTTCTTTGAAATCTTTCATCACCGTCCTTTTCAAACTTGGCACTGTCTTTCTTACAATTGTAATATCTTCTTTACCTTGCAATGCCTGTACGATACACCACTGGATTGCAGAATACGTTTTACCCGAGCGCGAGCCACCTATGAGATGACAAACCCTTGTAGGACAATCATTGATGTGCTGATACGATACTGTACTATCTATATTAAGATTGCTCATTAGGTATTTCCTTTTGTGTAATATTTACGGAAATCTGTTGAATTCTTTGTTCAATTTCACCTTTGAGCTCTACTCGGCTTTGTTTTGGAAGATGAAACTCCAACATTTTGAGTGCAATATCAACTGCACCCTTTGGGTCTTTCTTCATTAAATCTTCCATAATAGCTGGTAGATTATCCAATACTTTGTTTGTAGCACGCGCAATACTCAACTTCATCATTTCGGTTGAACGATTGATTGCTCCTTTAGGTCTTCCTGTTGCTAGTTTATTTCCTTTTTGAAACGCCATTGTTTTCCTGTGTTATTTAAACATCTTACACCTTTTAACACTTTACCTTACCTTTGTAGTTAAACCCCTCAGGATTAGGTTATAATATGGCTGAAAGTAATCCTGATATTAGTCATCAATAAAAGGATTCTTCTTAGAACTTCTGAAATGTTGTTTAATCTTTCGTACATTTAGGAATGAAGTAGATTTACTTATTCCAATCTCTTTACTTAATCTGTCCAATGTCATATCGGGTGTAAAGAAGTATATCTCTGCTAACTTTGCAGCTGGCCATAATTTAGTCTTTTGTAATTCGTCTATCTCACTTACTACTTCATCATATACCTTTTGTATATTCATGTCTCTATCGGTATCGTATTCGGTATCCTTTGTATCCCATTCATTAGATAAGGGACGGAGTTTAGCATTTCTCTTTAGTGAATTAATATATCTACTCTTTATAAATGAATAAAGGTATAACATATTGAAATCATCTGCACCATACCATATTTTAGGATTAATCTTTTCCGAGAGGTAAAGGTAGAGTTCAGCCACTAAGTCCTTAGCACTCTCTCTATCACCTGCTATATTGTAAGCGGCTGCAATTAACCAATCAGATTTCTGATGATATAATCTTGTCAACCTTCTATTATTTTCTGCAAGTGTTTGCTTGTTTGTCATTAAGCTCTATCTCTTATAAATGCTTTTATATCATCAAGACATCTTACCCATAATCCAGCTGATGATTTGCACGAACAAGGTTGGTTCTCAGCCTTACCTCTTATTCTCGTACAATTTTCCCATAACTTTCTTTGTGCGTTTACATCTGATGGTAGATATACCCCGATTGCATCCATTTCAGCTTTTATGATTTGAAATTCTTCATAAGTGAATGGTGCATAATTAATTGCTTGTGTTGTTACTATTTCCATTATATTATATTATATAATATAAATATAACGGAATTATCCTATAACTTTATTTGTCCGAAGTCCTCACATCCGAAGAACTTATCTAATTTATCTTTTCTTCTTTCACATCCGCAATCATGCGTTTTGAAAAAGGTCCATGCTATCCAATGTGCTAGTTCCTTGCCCCAGCCAAAGGTAATAACGTTTATCAGGCTTTCTAGCCAACTCCCAAAAGGGAATATACATTTATTTATCTGCATATCTTAATTCTTTTCCTTTGTAAAGTTCTGCACGTCTATGTAGATAAGTTAATAATGAATGATAATTTATATGAAGTTGAGTTGCACAATCTTTAATTGATTCGTATCTATTACCATCAAAGATAACTGCTGTGTTTTTTTGATTTCTTAAACCTATATTAAATGAATGTTTAATATTTTGGCTTCTCGTACACCATTCTAAATTATCTAAATTATTATTTTTTTTATTACCATCTTTATGATTTACTTCATAACCTTTGCCAGGTTTTGGACCTATAAAAGTTTCTGCAACCAACTGATGTACCCTTCTCCATTTTCTTATTTTCTTGCCATGATTCTCAGTTATAAATAGTCCAACTTCCCAATATCCTCTATTGTGTGGTTTAGGTTGTATTTCATAAGGTACACCACCGTTTAGGAATGTCCTATGTGGTTGTATGTTTGAATAGACTCTACCTGTATTTGATACAAAGTATCCAGGATAATCCTCTAATCTTTTTAATTGTATTTTGTTACTCATAATTTATTTCTTTTAGCTTTATTTATTTCTTTAAGTTTTGTTTTGTTTACTATAATTTCTCTATCTAATGGGTCTAACTCATAAATTGTTAATTCATTCTGTATAGCTTGTGTATCTAATAAGTCCAAATAGCATCTTCTCATATCTTCTGAAAGTTTATTCTTACTAGCATTTTGTGCTTTTGCTTCAAGATATGCTTGAGATTTTGTATGGTCTTCTTTTACCGTTTCTTCTGAAATATGTTTTTTTATTATCTTATCAACTATTGCGCTGATTTTATATCCATGCTCATCACAATATGCTTTAAGTAACTGATGGGTTTCTGGTTGTATTTGTATCATTGAATATTTCATTATACATTTGTTTTTTTACTTTGTGAATCAAGATAATACTGAAGGTCATTAATCATTTCAATTACATCTTCTCTAGTAAGTTCTAAATTAAAGTGACTAAGGTCATTAATGTAATCAATTGGATTAATTGAAAAAATAAAAGTACCATCTGTTTTTAATACGATTTCTAATTCTGATTCATTGTCTGTATAAACTTTTCTTGTTGCCATAATTTTGTTTTTTTTAGATTATTAATTAAATTTTTATAAAGATACTAAATTTTATTGATATTACCAAATGAAGTTTTACTGGTTAGACACAACACTACTTTGGAAATTTTGTACATTTCTTTTTTATTTAAAATAGGTCTTATACATTGGTATCATTACTGATTATGTAAAGAGTGTGTGATAAGAACCATAATCAATTCCACTCAATATACTATCACCTATTCCATTTTTGTCCTGAAGGGGATTCCTTACCGCTATGTTTCTATATTATTACAATAGTGCAGCTACTAACCCTCCGTATTACCTGTGTCTCTCAGGTTGAATATTGGACTGTTTATATTTTTTAATAATGTTTTTAAGAGTTTTTTCTTGTTTTAAAGTTAATTCTTTATTTGTTTTTAATAATGATTGTACAAAATTAGATTCCCAATCATTTAGTTTATAGTTTAATAATTTAGTTAAGTTAGAAAATAAAGAAGCTTCCATACATCTTTTAGAGATATATTGATTAACACGCATTGAATCAGCACTAT